GATGTTGCCACAAGATTTAATGCTTTAATATCATCAATTAGAGTAACATTACTTGTTGCATTTGCAGAAGCTAGTCCAATTTTATCTACTGATCTAACAAAATATGTTCCAGTTAATGCAGGAACTGTTACTGTATTTGCAGGTCTTGATACCTTATCTATTAATGTAGTTGCATTTGTAAATATAGCACCACTTGTTAGAGGTGAATGTCTAATAATATAATGTGATAAATCTAAATCAGCTACAGGTGTCCAAGATAAATGTGCTTCTGTTCCAATAATATTAACTTGAAAGTTTGTTACATCTGCAGGTGGTTCTGTTTTACCAACAACTTGATGTGATTGTGTGTTAAATGCTGATCTAACATTTAAAGCATTTATTGCTCTTGCTCTAACATCATAAACAACACCATCTTCAACTGCTAATAACTCATATCGACCTGTTCCACCTTTACCCATAGTCACATAATTAGCATCAGTTGCTTTTTTGGCTTGTACCTCAAATTGTGAAACAGCATTATTACTTGAAGTCACTTCTGCTAGTAATACAGAAACAGCTTCCTCATTAACAATTCTTAATTCATCTGAAACAGTTAATCCCGGTGATGCAACTGTTTTAGCATCAAATAATGTAGTGTTATCTAAAGCAAATGTTGTTTCTTCTGCATTCCAATCATAAACAGATGAGCTTGTTTCTTTCAATAATAGGTCAACACCCATAACAGGTTGCCCATTATCATCTTGATCTAATGCTAAAGACCATTTTGCTAACTCAAACACTTTAGAAGAAAATCCATAACGATCTAAATTAATCATTACAGTATCACCAACTTGATATTTAAATGCGCTTAAATTACAAGGGAAAACTAGAGATAATTGTTGCCTATTAGCATACAAAGCAATTTTAGCTAATCTTTGTGCTATTGATGGTGTTACTGTATAAGCAAAATCTATATTAGCAAAAACTGTTTCATTATTATCTTCCGATACAAATGTTGATGATGTGATAGATGGATAATCTGTTGGCTTTACACCCTCTGCTTGATAAATAAATACACCTTTAACTGCATTAAATTGATCTCTACGACTTTCTTTTGATTTAACACTAACACCTGCCCTTAAATTATCCTGTGTTAATGTGTCTGATGGTGTAATATATGATGCTGCTTTTAATGAAAACTCACCTGCAGTATAAGTAAAAGTTCCACCCAAAGAGGATAACATATTTTCTAAAATAGATTTTGGAGTTTCATTAGTGTCTATTATACCATTCATTATATATCTATGTTCATATAATCCAGATGCTATATTAACTGTTGACATACCTTGAGAAGCAACGGCTGTATAATTATAAGCATCAGCAGTAAAACCATCCCTTGTAAGCACATTAAAATATGTATCATATTGATCTGTATTTTCTCTAATTACCTTTTCCTCACTTGATAAATTAACTAATTCATCACAAACATTAGCTGCATTTGTAAAACTTGTTTCATTAATTTCAGATGCACTAACACCTAAACCATAATCAGTATCTAATAAATAATCCCTTATACATAATGCAGGATTAGTTGATAACTCTGTTGTGGCATCTCTAGGATCATAAACTCTTTTTCCGTGAACTAATGCAGATATATTTGGGATGCCATTTGGGAAAATATCTTGGTCAAATTCTAATCTAGCATATAAATATGCAATTCCTTGCAATCTATGGTCATTAGTCCACAAACCACCACTTTCTGAAACTAAATTACCATTTGCTACTTGGTCATCACTACCATTTGCCCAAAAAATTCTAGCTTTATTTTTAAAATCTCCACCCACAAAACCATAAATATCAGTTTCAACTTCAACATCATCTATATAAAATTTACTTACATTTGTAATTTGATGAGAAGCTAAAGCTATAACCATATGTAAATATTTATTATTATCAGTTGTTTCCATAAAAACAAGAGGTCCTGCAACTTTTGCAGTTCCATAGATAACTCTGCGATTAGTTATCGCTTGTTTTATCATTTGATCTCTATTTAAAGATGTAGATGATTGTGCGCCAAAACTCCCACTAGGCTTTCCAGATAATGCACTTAATGCAACACTTCCTGCTAATGATATAGCAAAACTTGTTGCAAATGTTGATGCTATAGTTGCACCAACTGCCAATCCAGTTGTATAATAAGCAAGTGCAGTTGATGCTGCTGCTCCTACTGCTGCTCCTACGACTACTGGTGGCATATTATATTCTCCAACAATCTATCGCATCATCTAGCGATAAAAATATTAAACCATCTAAACTAACAACTGCTATTTTAGCACCTGTATAAATACCCAATGCAATACCCTCATTTGTATTTACACTTACTATATCACCTCTTGTAATTTTTTTCTTGTCAATTTTTTCTAATTTAGCATCAACTGTACTAACTAAATCACCTTTTCCATATTTCTTTAATGCCCTAAAAGAACCTAAAGCAGTTTTATATTTATTGAAAAATTCAGAAAATCTTGATTTCTTAATTAATATTTTTTCCCATTTAGCAGTAAATAAAGCGCAATCATGTTCTCCCCATTTAAAAGGTTTATTTCTGCAATCTTCTAAATATTGAACTAAAAGATTTTCCCAATTTGAAACTCTAGTTTCCACCCCATTGCACCACTTTATCTGTTAAATCTGACACAAAATCTAAACCTTTATCATTTGGAAAATTAATCTTTTGATCTTCTGGTGTATATCTTCTAACTCTTGCTCTTTCTAAATCAATTAATCTATTTTCTAATGTCAATGATATTGTGCAAGTTTCACCACTATCTTCAATAGTCATAACATCCATTCGACCATCAAATATTAATGTGGGATCAGCGACAACAGCACCAGATGATAATGCACCTAAATAAATTAATGCTTGTCTGCCTTGATAACTTTCAGTTAAAGCTAATGAAACAATTGATGTTTCTATTCCATCTAAAGTAACTTGCGCACCTCTAGCAGCAATCTCAGATGTTTCTTCTACTACACTAAATCCTAATAATGTACCTGCACCAGTATATAATTGTGAACCAAAAGTGATATCACCATAACCTGTCCATAATGCTATTGTACCACTATCAAAGTTTAATTTTATTGCCAAAAACAATTCAACTTCTTTAGCTGATAATTGTGTCAACATATTTGAAGTGATTGATCTAGTCATTTATAAACTTTCTATAGCACCAAATGTTATTCCATAAATAGATGCTTCATTCACATTCCAATTAACAACATTCTCATTTAATCTAAAAACACCTTTAGCATTTGTAACAACTACAGTTGCATCATCTGCAGGTGATGATCTTAAATCTGGGAATATTGTTAGAGTTACATTTCCAGAACCATCTGAATTAGCATCTTGTAAAACCTTGTGAAATTTTGCAGATGCTCCAGAACCTAATTGAATATAATCACCTGCTTTTAAATATCCTGTTTGACTTGCAGTTGCACCATCTATAACTAATTGATCCCCTGTTTGACTAGCACCATTGACTACAGGTGTGCCGGGAGAACTTGATGCAGTTCCTCTAGGTGTTACTGCTGATGGATCACCTAATAAAAAAGTTCCGTATGAACCTTTTAAACTAACTAAAAAAGATATCCATTCTTCTGCATCTGCTCTTTTCATAGGTGGAAGTGTAATATCAGCTTCCCATCTTTGACCTGTCCATTTATGCACTTGTTGCGAATAAGTAAAAGGAGATTGTGATATTGCAACTGTATTTCTAGCAAAAAAAGCAACTTGTTGGATTGTTTTATTGGTTGGTGTAGCTAGTGGATAAGATATAGCCATTATTAACCACCAAAAGCAGTTGCGAATGAACCACCCCTCTGACGGCTTTCTAGGACTGCTTGTTTAGATGCTTGCGCTATTCTAGGCATTAAGTTAGCAATCTCTGTTCTAACAGTTTGCTGAACACCTGTAGTTACATTAATAGTTTGATTAATTGTAACACCACCACCAGAACTTAATTGATTGTTAGGTACTACTGTTCCTGTTCTTCCGGGAACAAATAATTCCGGTCCTTTTTCTCCAACAATATAAGGTGTTCCACCTGTGGCAGTTCCTCCTTTTGCCATAAATGCAGGCATTGTTGTTGTATTAGCTTGACCAGTAAAGAAACTTCCTAATGCGCCATATAATGGTCCAGTAATTTGTTTCTGTATTGCTAATCTAATTAAATCGCTAATTATTGACCTAGCCATATCTTTGAATGCTTCTTTAGCGCTTTTTGTACCATCTATAACACCAACAAGAGCATCTTCTAATGATTTTATTCCTCTATCACCAACATCCTTAAATGATTGTTGTAATGCAGATAACTCTGGTTGTGTTTCTTTAACTACATTCTTAACTCTTTCAAATCCTTTAACTGTAGTAGGAATAGTTATTCTAACTGTATCATCCATTTGTTTTTTGGTTTCATCAAATGCTGATGCTATATTTCTTAGGTTTTGTTCTAATTGTTTACCAAAGGTAAATTCATCAAAAGGGTCTATCCCAAGTAAATCAGCTAATTTATTATATCCTAAAATGATAGTGTTAAGAAAATCTCTTGATGCTTTTATTGCATTTGCAAAACCCTCAACAACAAAAACAGTTAAAAATTTAGCTAAATTAGCTAGTGGTGGCAAAATAAAAGATGTGATTTTTTGTCCAAAACTTATAAATGTCCTACCTAATTTATCAAATAAATCATTTGCTTCTTCAACTGCTTTGGCATCTTCTTGAGTTAATTGTAATGTTACTGCATTAAATTCTTCTCTTAATTTAGATAACTCGCCAGAACCTGCTTGCAATGTATTAACTAAGTTAACACCAGACCTACCAAATAAATCAAATGCAATTCTAACTTTATCTGCAGGGTCTTTAATTCCACTTAATCTATCAGAAACTTCATTTAATAGTTCATTAGTCGGCTTTAGAGAGCCATCTGTCTTAGTTATTTGTATTCCTAATGCTTCAAATGCCCTAACACCTGTTCCTATGCCTGTAGATGCTTCTGAAATGTTTCTTGAAAATCTGGTAAGACCTTTTTCAAGTTCTGCTGCACTAGCACCAGTTTGACTTGCTGCAAATTGTAATGTTTGGATTTGGTTTACTGTTAGACCTAATCTGCTAGATGCCTTTGCAAGATTATCTATTTGTGTTGCAAATTGCTTTAGCGCAACTGTAGCACCTAAACCTATTAAAGCAGTTCTGATGTTAGCAACTGATCTTCCAATTCTACCTAGACCATTTCTAACACTTGCAAATGCTTGCCTAGTTTTATCAACTGCTGATAAGGTAACTTTAAGATTTTGATCTGCCATCTTCTACCACCTTAAAATATGCATACCATTCATTTATATCAGATAAAGTTAAATGTTCAACTTCATCAACTGTCTTGTGTAAGCGATCTGCCAAAGCTAACAAATTAAACCTTAACAAATCGCTCTTTAGTTTTTTTCTTGTTCCTCTACAGAAACAGTTTCGCCAAACATTTTTGCAGATAGTTCTGCAATTATACTGACTTTTTCACTCATCAAAAATGGTTTATCTTCTAATGTAAATGCCTTATTTCCATCTTTGGTTTCAGCTTTCATTATTATAAGATCAACCATACCATCTACAGTCATATCATTTAGAAAGTTTTTATGCTTTCTCTGCAACTTATTGATATCTCCTGCAGTAACTGCACTTGCATATAAAATTAATGGAGTGTTATCTTCTCCCCATTCTGGAACTTCAATAGTTCTTTTTTGTTTTATACGTCTAGCTGCTATCTGTTCACCTAATGACATTAATCACCTTTAAACAGTTGCAGCAGTTAGTGCGCCTGTACCTTGAAGAGTGAAAGATGCTTCAACCATACCATCAAATGATGATGTGATTGTTCTACCTGTCACAATCGCAGTCCCAGAATAATAAGTGTCTCCACTTGTGTCACCCTCTGGATAAACTGCTAAAGTTACTGAAGAACCAACTGCAAATGATACTTGACCATTTGTATCTGTTTCATCCCAGAATACATCTACAGAACCACTAAATGTTTTTAATCCTGTAAGATATGTTCTTGAAGTGTCACCCATTGTTGTGTCTTCAATGGTATCAGCACTTTCTTCTAAACTAAAAGAACGAATTTCAGCAATGTCATTAGCACCACTTTTAACTGTTCCCTCTGATCCTGCGTGTGTTGCCATTTTTATCTCCTTTTAAGCTGCAGTTTCTACGTCATTTTCTAAGGTTCTATAAATCACCTCAACTGTAAACCGACCAATGGCAATAGGTTGTTCACCCTCACCACTAAAATCGGCTTCAAAAGATGTCACTTGTGTATCTTTAGCAAGACCACTAAAAGTAACATCTGATGCAATAGCTTCTTCAACTTCTACTGCAATAGTGTCAAGTGTATTATCATAGTCGCTTGTTGCTTTTACATATGCTTCTACACCAATTTCTAAAACCCTATTAATCGATCTAGGTCTTTTTAATGTGTCAAAAGTTGTAGCTTCTGATTTACTAAAGACACATAATCCCGGTATTTTATTGCTTTCTAATGGATATATTCTTGACCTAAAAACATTTGAACCAGTAGTTGTTAAACCAGTTAAAGCAGTAATTACAGCATCTCTTATTTGTTTTCTAACGTGTGCCATTAATTCTTCTCTAATACTAAGGTTGTCATTCCTGTTCCATCATCTTGAACAATCCTAATTGTATATGCCACCCCTAAAATTGTTATTGCATCACCCTCAGTAGCGCTAGATACATCGCTAGTTCTACATAAAAATCTAGGTTGCTGAATTGCCACTCCAACAGTACCACCTGCATCCACCTCTATAAATTCGTTATCAAATATCCCACTAATATTAACAGCACCACCACCTTGAACAGTATAACTTGCAGTAGTTCCAAAATCATCTACATCTAAGAATATTAATCGATCTGCTGCACTTTCAACTGCCATCACTCATCCTCTGGTGTTTCTAATGCCTTAACTGCTCTGTTAATAATACTTTTCTTTTTCTTTTTCTCTTTTAATTCTTCTGCCATACCTCTGGCAATTAGCTTTTCTGCAATACGTTCATCTAAATCATGCTCTTCACCTTTGAACATATTACCATTAATTCCTGTGTAACATTTATCTAAAATTTTAACTTTCATAATACCTCACAATTTATAATGGGAGTGATCCTAAGACCACTCCCTAATATTAATGCTAATTAAGCAGTTGATATTTCATCTGTTTTAGCAAATGAGATTGCATTTCTTAATGCAACGTCAACTTCTTGCATAACACTTATCTGAACATCACCAGATTTTGAACCAGAATATGGATCAACTATGATTGATGGCGCACTGAATAATCCCACCATTAACTGTGAGAAGTCACCAAATATCATTGCTGATGCATCTGATCCACCATCACCCGGGTCTAGGTCTGATGGCACATTGTTAGTAAACTCTGCCTTGTAACCATAAATGGCATTCCAAGGGTCATTCAATAACATTACACTATCAGTTGATCCAACCTTTACAGTATTAGCCATCTTTGCTTTTACTTTAGGGTTAGTTAAGAAACCTAATGTTGCTGCATTTACAACTCCATTATCTTCCTCAACTAGCTTTACTAGATCAGTAATGTCTGCCCAAGTTAATGCTGCCACATCTGTACCTGCAGAAATGTCTAAGTTATTAACACTTCCATCATTTAGGATACCTGTAGGTTGCCCAGAAGAACCAGAACCATTTATTGCATAATATTCAATCTTATCAGCAATTGATCTTAGTAGGTCATCTTGAACAATCTGCTCGATTGCAGGAACACTTTCTAACATTAACAATCTTGACATAGTTGCGAATGCACCTAATGTTCTAGGCTGTAATGTTACACCTGCATCTGTTGGACTTTGATCTGAAACATCACCTGCTTCTTCAACAAATCCTGCTGCTGCACCAGTAGCAATCTTAGGCATTCTAATTCTATTTGTTAGACCACCCATATAAGTAACACCTAAGTTAGCCATTACTTGCTTTGCTCTTAATGCTTCGATGAACAAGTCACCTCTTTGGATTGTTGGAACAAACTGATCTGTTACATTTTCAGAACCAATCGCACCAGTTGCTGCAGTTGTCATAACACCAGATCGCCAAGCAAAGTCTGGAACATACATTCCTTGAGACTGCTTGCCAGTTCTCTTAGTTATTTCTTCTGAAAGTTCCCTCTCATAACCTGCATCTTTCCAGTCACCAGTTACTTGCGCTTGTATCATTCTTCCTAAAGAATATGTTCTTTTTTCTTTAGCAGACTGCTCAATTACAGTTACTGGAGTGTCAAGTGGCTTATCGTTTCCAATAACATCTAAAAGCTCACCTCTGAACTCTGAAATGTCAATTCCACGACTTAAAGCATCTTCACCTAAATCGGCTTTATTATGCTTTCTTGCTAAAGTCATTATTTCTTTAGCATTTTTTGATGCTGATTTGGCTGCTTCTGCCCTTACTGCATCAAGATCGATTTTTTCAGACATATCTTTCTCCTTTATCTGAATGGTTGATTTTAATGTTTCGGAACTAGAACGACCAACACCAACAAGACTTGACTGATCTGCAGGGATTGACACTATACTAATTTCCATTGGAGTAGTAGCGACACGATAATAATCCTCTGGATCATCTTCACGTTCTACTTTTTTGTCAACACGATAGCCAACACTAATGTTTTGCCTAATCCCATCAACAACATCATTGAACACTTCTGAAGCCTGTTCACCTTTTCCAAAGCGAACAGATGCTCTTAATCTTCGAGCATTTTCATCAAGTTCAACTGATTCGACAACTCCAATCTGCTTTTCCATATCGTGATCTAATAATAGTGGCGCACGACCAGAGTTTAAAAATTCTAGGTTCATATTCTCTTTAGTATGATCCATTACTTCCATTCCAAACTGTCTTTTTACAGGTTCTTCGCTTGAAACACCTACCCTAACAGTTCTATTTTCTTCATCAATAGTCTTATCATCAAGATCAATCGCCCTATAATCTAAAGAAATAGGTTCTTTTCTTTCATCTTCCATTTCCATCTTTTCTTCTTCTTGATCCATTTTGTCTTCAGTTATTTCTTCTGACATTTCTTCAGATGGTGTTTCTTTATGTTTAGCAAATACAACTGTTACTGTATCCTCAGTTTCATCCACTTCAACAACATGACGATTTTCCATATCAGCACCTCTTTCATTTTCTTTTAGGAATGTAACATAATTTTCACTAATTGTTAAGTTAGCTTCTTTTCTTTCATCTTCAGTTTTCATTGGGTGACCCTCTGGTAATAAATCAGTATCATGTTTCCCACTTCTATATTTACCATTTCTAACTGCAAATAAAAATGAGTTTACCCTTGCCATTGCCCATTGTTCTTCAGAACTTACTGATGGTCTTACAGATTGTGGATTAGTATTATATGCACCTACACCTCTTTTATAAACTTTAGCTAACATTCCTAATGTTACTCTTTTGGATTTTGCGCTTCCGTGTTCTTCATTATGCTCTTCAACTTTATTCTCTAAAGCAGTAATTGTTTTATCTGGAAATTCATCCTCTATTGCTCTAGTGGCTTCTTCATCTATCTTATCTAGTTGTCTATCTTTATTTCTTGCCCAACTTTGACCAACATCACCACCCCATAATGCCCAAGCTATGCGACCTGCTGATGGATAACCATCCTCACCGGGACTAAATCCCTCACCCTCTTTATCAACTTCGTGCCTTGAAAAATAAGAATGCATTCTTCTTACTGTTTCAGCAGATACTTCTTGCCTATTTACTAGTTGTCTTGCTCTGGCAACACCTACTTCTGTTCCACCTCTACCAAATTCCTTGCGCCAATCAAGACCCTTTTGCGCTTCTTCAGCCATTGCTTCAGTTGGTTTTAGGTCTATATCTTCACCTTTATAATTCGCCATCATCATCCCCACTAGTTACCTCTGGCTCTGCCGGGAACTTTTGACCAAATGGTTCAAATGCCATAGATAAATCAAATTGTTTAGCCATTTCTTTATCACGATTAATCTGGCTAAATGTTTCTTCAACATCACGACCATAATGAGCAGCAACATCTTGATGAGATAATATACCATTCTGCAATCCTACAACTGCAGCATTTATTTCTTTTAATGGGTCAATCCAATTCCAACCACGACCCCTAAAAGAAGTATTATCGTAAAATTTATCGAATTTAGCTGATGGTATTGGTATTGTTCCAAAGTCCATCGCACTTGAGAGCCAATCTTTGAACACAACTTCGGCAAAATGTTGAACCATAAATTCTTGAAGACTTCTATAACCATCTCTTTCATCTAATGCTCCTTGTCTAATTGAACTATAATTAACAGAAGATAAATCACTTGATAAAGCTGCATAACTAACATTCAATCCAGATGCCACACCTCTAAGCATAGCACTTTCAAATTCTGCAAATCCAGTATTAGGATGATCTGGATCAAACATTTTTATATCATAACCTGCAGGAAGTTGGTGAAATGTTCCCGGCTCAACATCAATTAATGGCATATGATTATCGTGTAAATCATCACCCATAAAATCATCTGCATTAGGTGTTGTTAACATTCCCATTTTAGATGCGCCAATTCTAGCAGCAATTATTTCAGCTTCCCTATAAGCACCTAACATTTTTAAAGTGCTAATAACAGACACCATAAATGGTTCACCTCTAGTCATATGTGTTCTAGTTGGCATGAAAACGTGGATCATTTCCTCTGCCGGAACTCTTATATGCTTTTGACCCGGTGTTTTATTGTAATGTCTATCTCCGGGGTGACTAGTTAAAATCCAATAAGCTACAGGTTTATGATAACTATCTAATTCAACACCCATTCTAATTTGATTGCCATTTTGCAGAACTTCATTCTTTTTTTCATCTACAAGATCAGCTTCAATTAATTGTAAGCTAAAATTATCTTTGTATCTTTTGCCAGATAGTTTTTTAATAAAGACTTCACCATCTCTAGCCAATGCTTCTATGGCATATTTTTGGCAATCTAACCAACTCATTCGACCATCTACAGTCGGATTACCTAATCTCCCCCAACTCCTCCAAGCATTCTCAATAATGGCATTACCTGCTCTGTCTAATGAACCATCATCATTTCTAGCTTTTACTTGAAGATGGAAACCCTTATCACCTACTACATTTGTTTTAATTAGATTAATATATCTCTTTGCAAATTCATTATCTCTAACTAATTCCCTTGATCTATTTCTTAAAACTTCAAGGTTATATCTTAATTCACTATCTGCGCTAAATGAAGAACCAACAAAATCGCCAAATAAGCGACCACCTCTAGCACCACCATAATTTCTTTTTTTCATTCTTTTTGGATTTTGGTCACGTTTTAAAAAATCAAAAATACCCATCTAAAACCTCACCGAAATAGTTGCACCTGTTGGTTTACCTCTTTTAATTAATTCTTTTCTTTTATGCATTGCTAGTTCTTTTTTATAATAATTTCTCCATTGAACCAATTCATCTGGTGACATTTTAGATAAAGAACGACCATTAATAGAATAAGATAAAACATCTGCATCTGCTCTACCCTGTAAAACAGTTTCAATTTTATCTAACATTATTTCTGCATGATTTCGTGGATCAGCATTGTTAACATCTAAATCTGGTTTAATTTGCCATTCACCAGTTGTTATAACAATTCTATTTCCACTAGCTGTTTCAGTAACCTCTAATTGCCAATGATAATGACCCTCAACATAGGCTGCACTAACTGCACTTGTTACAGTAAACAAATAATCACTATTAGAATTAGTTCCATTTATTGTTATCTCATTAGAACCACCCTCCCTAATTCGTGCAACATATGCCATAGTATGAGTAGTATTAGGATAATCAGTTGATAAATCTGTTCTTTTCCATTGAACAAAGTCACCTATTACAAATTCTTCTGGTTCTTCTGTAGG